CCGAAGGATTTTTAATTTATTGCCGGTTTGAGCGGCGCTGACAGCAATGGCAAATTTATGCCGCCAGCTGTGATCATTTAATTACCTAATTTTTAGGTCCTAACAGTGGATCCAACAGGGACCCATCCAGTTTCCGACCGTACCACCACCGAAGCCCTACGCATTCGGAACTGGCAATGTCTTCACCACTGTTTCGGATTAAGCGAAAATTTTTAATGCACATGTTTATGCACCGTGCAGCCGGTGCTTGGTTAATAAACAAACTAAGTATGAAAGTAAGTAGGTTGATACGGAGCCCTGGTGACAAACACAGTCCACTTGGCTAGGGCGGTCAACCCACTAAACTCCAACAATGCGGGGGTCGTTATAACACCAGCAGCGGTACTAGTACCAACGTTAGTAGCATTGACTATAGCAATAGACATTGAACCACCTCCATTGGTGACGAATTGCTTTTCTACGAGACTAATATTTCCAGCGACACTAGGAGCTGCTATAGCAGTGGAAGCACAGAACATAGACACCATGTACGAGCCTGTGGCTGTGAACGAAATTCGAATAGCGGTAGCAGTAGTAGAGGATACAGCAGCCGGGTCACTAGTCAAGAAATTGCTAGTGATTGTGGTGCCGTCGCCCCAAGCTTCATAAACCTTGCCTCCAGTTGGTTGTGGGTCTTTAAGAGACACATCGTACAAAACATAAATCTCACCAACAACATTGGCCGATCCAGTCCAAGTGGCGACGAACGCTTGACCTTGGTTCTGAATGGATTGCAGTGCTCCTGATGAAGAGTTAGAGTTGTACCACTTAAGATTGTGAGGCAATTCCAATTCGAGTTTGTTCACACCCCAGGCAGAGAAATCGGTGGAACATTTGTATGATGACAGTGCTTGCCGATCGTACGGGATTGGGTCCGAACCGTCAGGATCAAACCCAAGCATCACACGGCCAGTTTGCGATGTGGCACAAAGTGGAACGTAAACGAGGGTAACACGATGGAAATTATAGTAATCGTAGTTTTCAGCAATTGTCGACAACCAGGGGAACAGGGACGCGTTAGACGGGTTGACTTGGTATATGGATGTACCGTTAACATACGTGGGACTTGTGGAGACGACGGAAGTCATTGACACTTCTGAAACCAACTCCTTGTGCATAATACGGATATTGCCCCTAGACCCAGTAATCTTAGGCGCGGACCTGCCAACCCTAACAGTTTGGGACACCCCAGCAACAGTTCCACCAGAAATCTGGGGATGTGCAGTGGGACCCATCAGGTCAGACATTAGCGAGTCATAAGCTGTTAATGCACCCTGAACCATGTTGGCGTAGGGCACAATAGTTTGTGCTATCGGGTTGTTAAGCAATGCTCCGTATGAAGCTTTATCAATGGCGTTGACAACATTGGCGATTTTGGCAGCCGTCTTGCTGCCTCCACGCGTTTTATTGGCTACTTGTTTAGTATATTTAACTAGAGACATGATTGAGTATGGGATCCCAGCAATCACAACTGAGACTGTACATGTTAAGAGAACAGCTATTTCTAGAACTGCGGGAGCCGTGCAGTCGTTCGGCATTTTGGTTAGCACGTAAGTATCTACATCCGCCCACTATGATTGGTGGGTTGGGAAAACGTTTTGGTCCCTCTACACTCTAACACCCCAAACCATTTAACAATCCTAAGTCATGTTTGTAAACCAGCTGGTTGACACTGGCACCGACATCTATTGTAAGTTCCCTATAAAACTTCTCTAATCCAATCTGAGCATCAGGAGTGATACCGAACGCATAATAAAAACTGGCACGGGTGAGGTCTGACACTGGCGTATATTTCCTATTAAGGTCACCAATAAGATGTCTGACACCCCATCCAAACATATGGGCATTAGCATGACACTTCTTCCCAGTCTTAGCACCATTTCTTATCAAACACTGATAAAACTCTTGATACACAGGCAATCCGCCGGTTAACGACAAACCACCCTCCCCAACAGCGTCTAGCCACGCCCGCATTTTATCTACAGTAGGTTGCGGTTCTAATAGGACAACGTCTTTCGCTAACGTTGTGTGTGGCTTCCGGCACATTATGTATGAGCCATCGAGAAACACAGGTTTTGTCTGACAAAACTCAATATGTTCAAATTCGTAAACTGGTTTCTCCATGGTCATATGGAACCCCATTCCTTCAAACCATTCAAATAGGCCTTTCTGGAAATTCTCGACCTCATAGGATTCCATAAACACGACGCAATCATCACCATTATTAGCAAGCTGTCCATTAATATTCTTGGATTCAAGATAAGCTTTGATAAGAGAACACATGATCAGGCAATTACCCAGACTTGTGTTCATATCACCGCTCATCCTGCCACCATCTGTATTATAGCGAAGCTTGCCATCTGGGGTGTAGCCACGGCATTTGTTGATTAACTGATAAGACAACAGTTTTTGCAACCGATCTCTATGCCGTTTGTGTGCGAAACAATTAACGTACACATCGTGTTCATACATCAGCGCGGCCTGCGAGACGTGCTGATCAAACCGACTAGCATCCAGCCCAACAGCGACTGGATGTGTGAACATACCCCACTTTTCGGAGAGTAGGCGAGCGCTCTCGCGCGCATCGACTCCCTTAATAACTGTAGTATGCCCGAACAACTCTCCTAAGGACTTGAACACCCTATTTTCAATCCTACGTAAAAAACGTCCCACTTCAATATTATACCTAGCAGAACGAGGAGAAATCACACGGGGGACAGGATCCACTTTACTGGTGTGATCCGTCTTCTCACACTTCACGAACACTCGTATCTCCGCATCCTTATCAGAGAAACTCCTGATCAAGAGTGACTGATAAGCCGTTTCATACAAAGCACGTTTCCGGCCCCGGAACGTTTCAACAAACTGTTGTCTGCTCAACGGGACGGTTCGTGGCATGCTTTTTATGACACGTTTCCCAACACTAGACAATGCGTTGGAAAAATGTTCGCACTTTGGTTTAGGCGGCTCCACAAACTTGCCTTCCCTGTTTTTGACAAAGAAAACTCGCTCATTCACCGCCCTCTCCAAAGTGTCGATACAGTTATTAAAAGGCTTAATGTCTAAGGGAGGACTAATCCCACTAAGCCTAACGAACTTCCGACACTTAACGAAACTAGAGAGGTCCTTACGCTTAATGACCTTCAAACTGGGGTGGATATCTAATTTTGTGCACCCACTCGTCACCCCAAGGCCTTCGTATAGGCACCCCTATTCAAACAACTCACACCCAGCAACACGCTGAGCGTAAGCAAACGTACGTTCCATCTGGTCACACAGTATAACCGTTTCAGTAGGAATGAAACTGAGAAAAACGGCCATATCCATAAGTTCAATCTTATCACGCAACCTAAGGTCCACCTTTTCTTCAAGCAAGTCTGAGATGTATTTCCGCGTAATGATAACATTCGCGGGAGATTTCGGACGACGGCCAAATTTCAAATAAGCCTTCATCGCAAGGGCATTCGCACCAATAGCGCGAGCACGCTTGCGGATTCGGGGGGCCATTTTACTAACAGTAGCCAACATCTCCAGACCAGCCTCAACTCCAGTATCACCCTCATCAAATTGTTTGATGACCTCCTGGGTAATAACTTCAATAGGTTTAGGGGCAAGCAAGTATTCAATGCACTTGACCCCGACCCTGACAGCACCACCAGCCACCACAGTAGCCAAGAAGGGGATGGCTACTTCTGCACGGGGAATGTAAGGAAGAGTAAACCTTATCACGCAACCTAAGGTCCACCTTTTCTTCAAGCAAGTCTGAGATGTATTTCCGC